TTCGTGGTGAGTAACGCGCGGACTGCATCGGAGTCAATGACTCAGTTGATCATCAAGCAAGAGAACATCAACCGAGGCTACGACACAGACATTCGGTTCAGGGAGCAGTAAAATGATTGACTTCATAAACAAGATGCTTGGCATCGCCATCGGCGTTGCAGGCGCTGTGTTTGTTCTGTCTGCCGTTAATTCGTGCAGCCAGATGCCCATCATTGGAGATGCTTTTGTTGATGGGGCTACACCCCAAGAGATACAACGCAACGTAATTGAAGCTGACAAAAAGAAGCCGTGTGACTGATGACCCCGATATTCGTAGACTTTGAAACTTACTGGAGCCAAACCCATTCCCTGACCAAGATTCACCCTGTTGAATATGTCATGCACCCTGAAACTGAGATTCAGTCCGTAGCGGTGCAGGTGAACGGCGATCAACCGTTTGTCATATTCGGCGAGGAGAACATCAGGGAGTGGGCGGACGCGACCGACTTCTCGGACGCTATGCTCATCGGGCACAACATGTCCGGCTTTGATGCCATGATCTGTGCGTGGCGTTTTGGTATGAAACCAAAAGCGTGGGGTTGCACCCTTGCTATGGCGCGTGCGCTTGGCTATGCCAAGACCGTTGGCGGTTCGCTCAAGAAGGTAGCCGCTGACTTGGGGGTTGGGCAGAAGCTCGACCTCGAAGCCACTAACACCAAGGGCAAGAAGTTAAAAGACTTCACGCCTGAAGAACTCAAGGCGATGGAGGAATACAACATCGTCGACACCGAACTGTGTGCTGGCATCTTTGACAGACTTGCGCCGCAGCTGGGTCAGCGTGAACTGCGTTTGATTGACATAACAATTCGCATGCTCGTCGAGCCGCAGTTTGAGTTAGACATCGGGCTACTTGAGCACACACTGACTGACATCCAAGAAGCGCAGCGTAAGGTTCTGCTTGACGTAGCAGAGGAGATCGCTGACGAACCAATAGAGCTGATGACCGAAGATGAACGAGTTGAAATCGCTAAAAAGATTCTGGCAAGCGCACCAAAGTTCGCTAAATATCTCAAAGCCAAAGGTGTTGAAGTCCCGACAAAGCAGTCGCCTTCAAACCCAGAGAAACTCATTCCGGCACTGGCTAAGACTGATGAAGCCTTCCTCGCGTTGCAAGAGCACGAAGATTTCGACGTGGCAGCAGCAGCGTCTGCACGCCTTAATGTCAAAAGTACAATTCTAGAATCTCGCATCCAACAATTTATCGCTTGTGGTAACGCAGCCGACGGCAAGATGCCTGTTGCGCTGAACTACTACGGCGCAGATACGACTGGCAGATGGTCTGGCACCATGAAGATGAACCAGCAAAACTTGCCTCGTATCAATCCGTACAAGCCACGACCTTCGGACAGCCTTCGCAAATCGCTCCGCGCGCCGGACGGTTACAAGGTGGTCGTGGCTGACTTATCAGGCATCGAACTGCGGGTGAATCACTTCCTGTGGAAAGAGCCGAGCAGCATGGCGTTGTTCCAAGCTGACCCTGAGAAAGCTGACTTGTATAAGGACTTCGCGTCCAACTTGTATAACAAGCCAATCGAAGAAGTGACCAAGCAGGAACGTCAGGTGGGCAAGGTTGCACACTTGGGGTTGGGCTTCGGTGCAGGGGCTAAGACCTTTCAGAACGTAGCGAAGCTGATGGGCGGCGTTGACTTGTCAGAGCAGGAGTCCGGCGAGGTTGTTGCGAAGTGGCGCGGTAAGTACGGGCGCATAGCATCCGGCTGGCGCACCTGCCACGACTCACTGGCTAACATTTACTACCGTCACTACGGGGTGAACATTGACCCATGGGGGCTTTGCCAGACTGCCGAAGGTGGCATCAAAACTCCGCTCGGCATGATTCGCTACCCGCACTTGCGTGAAGAACTCAATGAAGAAACCAAGCGCAGCGAGTGGATGTACGGTGAGAACCGCCGCAAGGCTCGCATCTACGCAGGGAAAGTGACGGAGAACATCGTGCAGCACTTGGCTCGCGAAGTTATCTCAGACCACATGCTGAAGGTGACCCGCACGCCGCTTGGCAAGATGTACCCGCCTGCCCTGACGGTGCATGACGAACTGGTGTATGTCGTGCGGAATGAGCATGCGCAGGAAATGCTTGATTTAGTTCAGGAAATCATGCGCGGTGGTGTTACTTGGTGGCCTGAGTTGGTAACATGGAGTGAAGGCGATATTGCCGACACCTATGGGGACGCCAAGTGAAAGCATGGAGCTTCAGCTCAATTAAGACATTCGATACCTGCCCACGTAAGTACCACGCCGAGAAAGTTGAAAAGCTGTATCCGTTTGAGGAAACAGAACACACGATCTACGGCAAGGAAGTCCACAAAGTCGCCGAGGAGTACATCCGCGACGGCAAGGACATACCGAAGGGGCATTTACAGTTCAAAGCTGCGCTTGACAGCTTAAACAAGATGCAAGGCGAGAAGCTGTGCGAGTTAGAAATGGCTCTCACGGCAGACAAAAAGCCCACTAAGTTCTTAGCCAAAGACGTGTGGGTGCGCGGCATCGCCGACCTGATCATCCTCAATGGGGAGAAGGCTCGGGTAGTGGATTACAAAACTGGCTCCGCCAAGTACCCCGACAAAGGGCAGCTAGAACTCATGGCACTCATGGTGTTCGAGCACTACCCCGAGGTGCAGAGCGTCAAGGCAGCACTGGTGTTTCTGGTTCACGACGTTGTTGTGATGTCAGAGTACAAGCGCGAGGACATGCCTGACCTGTGGGCGAAGTGGGATGAAAAAGCTGGACTTTTACAGGCGGCTTTTGACAATGACAACTGGCCTCCCAAACCAAATGGGCTGTGCCGGAAGTGGTGCCCTGTGAAGCACTGCGAGTATTCAGGAGGGTGAGATGCCTAAAATCTGGGATCGGTTGGTAAGCCAACTGAAAGCTAAGGGGGTAAAGAACCCGCAGGCTGTGGCTACTTCTCAGCTACAGAAGTCTGGGGTTCTCAAAAAAGGCTCGATGGAGCTGACAGAAAAGGGTAAAAAGCGTCAAGCACTCGGCGCTGCTGGGCGCGCTAAATCACGCGCTGCCGCAGAAAGTGGCAAGAAGATGTCCGAGTACAACTACAACCCACGCACCAACCGTGCGACGCTCAAGAAGAAGGTACGTAAAAATGCCAAGAAATCCTAGACGGTATGACCTCGAGCAGAGGGACTACAACTCAAAGCCTTCAGTTAAGAAAGACAACGCGGCTCGCAAGCGTGCCCGCCGTAAGCTAGAAAAAGAAGGCGTGGTAAAGAAATTCGATGGCAAAGACGTCGACCACAAGAAGGCGCTGAGCAAGGGCGGTGGCAACGGACGCAGCAATTTGCGTGCGGTGCCTAAGTCGAAGAACCGCTCTTTTGCACGCACAAAAACTGGCAAGATGAAAAGCAAATAACGCTTGCCAGCCACCTCAATCTAGCGCAGACTAGAAGGTGGGCCGCTTTCGGCACTAAATACGTCCTATATAGGACGCACTTCAGAGGACAAGATGGAAATCGTAGAAGATCGAGGTTTGCTCGTTCGCGTTCGCGATCACGAAAGAATCACAACTGCTATCAAGCAGAGCAAGTATCTGAGCCGGATTGGCTCGGACGCCAAGGGCGATGTGCATGAGGTTCTGGTGAAATGGAACCTAGAAAACACCCGCCGCCTAGCCAACATGGGCATCTCAAAAGCCCCATCCACCATCCTGCGGGACTACAACTGGCCCGGCGCGTACAAGCCATTTGACCACCAGAGGGAAACCGCCAGTTTTTTGACAGCTAACAATCGGGCGTTCTGCTTCTCCGAGCAGGGCACTGGTAAGACTGGCGCCGCTATCTGGGCTGCCGACTACTTGATGTCTATTGGAGATGTTAAACGAGTTCTGGTTATCTGCCCGCTGTCGATCATGCACTCGGCGTGGATGCAGGACATTTTCAAGATCGCCATGCACCGGACGGCTGCTGTGGCGCACGGCACGAAGGAAACCCGCAAGAAGGTTATCAACGGCGACTACGAGTTCGTCATCATCAACTTTGACGGCGTCCCTACGGTCAAGGACGAGCTGAAAGGCAAGTTCGACCTAGTGATTGCCGACGAGGCTAACTTCGTCAAGACAGCCACCACACGCCGCTGGAAGGCACTCAACGAGGTGCTGACCCCAGACATGAAGCTGTGGATGATGACCGGCACGCCTGCCGCCCAGAGCCCGCTCGACGCGTTTGGGCTAGCTAAGTTGGTCTGCCCGCAGCGTGTGCCCAAGTACTACACCGCTTGGCGCGACCGAGTGATGGTGCGGATTACCCAGTTCAAGTGGGTGCCGACCCCCAACGCAACCAAGCTAGTCAACGCTGCCTTGCAGCCAGCTATCCGGTTCACCAAGAAGGATTGCCTCGACCTGCCGCCTGTGACCTACCAGACCCGCGAGATTGAGTTAACACCCCAACAGAAGAAGTACTACAAGGAACTCAAGAAGCAGATGCTGATTGAGGCTGCCGGTGAGCAGATCAGTGCGGTTCATGCGGCGGCTGGCTTGAACAAGCTGTTGCAGCTGAGCTGTGGTGCGGTCTACTCCGACGAGGGGGAAGTGGTTCAGTTCGACGGCAAGAATCGCCTCGACGAGATTGTTGAGGTTGTGCAGGAGGCGGCGCACAAGGTGATTGTGTTCGTGCCGTTCCGGCATGCGATCGACATTGTGGCTGACAGGCTCCGCAAAGAGGGCTACTCAACCGAAGTAATCAGTGGCGCTGTACCCATGACAGCACGCACAAAAATATTCAAGGACTTCCAAACAACGGATGATCCACGAGTATTGGTAATACAACCACAAAGTGCTGCACACGGCGTAACACTAACAGCTGCTGATACAATAGTGTGGTTTGGTCCTGTAGCTTCAGTAGAAACATGGCTACAGGCTAACGAGCGTATAAACAGACCATCACAGAAGAACAAGATGACCATAATAAAGATTTATGGCTCAGAGGTTGAAAAACGTGTGTATGATGCGCTAGAATCAAAAGAAGCTAACCAAAAAGACTTGGTAGCCTTATACGAACAAGAGATCAACGGCTAACGCCGTAAAACTTCAGAGGTACAACATGGACACATCAAAGCTAGTATTAGCTTACGTCCGCATCCGTGACGCTCGCGCAGATTTGAAGCGAGAGTACGATCAAAAGGACGCTGAGCTGCAAGAGAAGTTAGACAAGATCGAAGCCGTCTTGCTTGATATGGCAAAAGAGCACGGTCTTGACAGCATGAAAACGCCGTACGGTACAGCCACAAAGACTGTTCGCACGCGTTACTGGGCTCCCGACTGGGATGCCTACGTCAAATTCTTGAAGTCGCAGGGTGATGATGGCTACGACCTAGTCGAGCGCCGGATTCATCAGGGCAATTTCAAGGAGTTTCTGGAGAACAATCCAGATGTCGCCCCGCCTGTCAACGCTGACAGCCGGTATTCAATAGTCGTCCGCAGAGGAAACAAATCGTGAACGATCTAGGACTTTTGACCACGAAGGAAGCAGCTGAACTGCTGCGACTATCACCTTCTGCCGTCCAAAAGCTGCGAATGGAGGGGCAAATCCCTTTCATCAAGTTAGGCAAAAAGGTGTTTTACAAGAAGGATGCGCTTATCGAGTTTGTCGAGAAGTCGCAATTAATTTATCCCAAAGAAGGAGATCAGTGATGAGCGATATGGCTCTATTTGAAGGGCAGACGATGCCTGCTCACCTACAAGGTGGCGAACTTTCCGATACCGCAAAAGCCCTCGGTGGCGCTAGCGGTGGTGATGGCCTGAAGCGTATTAGCATCAAAGGCTCAGTGTTCCGCATGATGGTTGGCTCGAAGGAAGTCGCCCAGAATGAGGACCGCAGCATGCAGATGATCATCGTGAAATCTGCACCGGGCTACGCTCGTACTTTCTACGAAGGCGCCTACAAAGAAGGCGTTACCGTGAACCCAAGCTGCTGGTCTGATGACGGCAACGCTCCTAGCGAAAACTGCGAAACCCCGCAGTCCAAGCTGTGTGCAAACTGCCCGCAGAACGTCAAGGGTTCTGGTGCTAGCGGCGGTCGTGCTTGCCGTTACTCTGCTCGTTTGGCAGTGGTTCTGGAAGGCGACCCGAAGGGTGACGTGTATGGCTTGACCATTCCGGCTACTTCGATCTTCGGCTCTGTCGAAAGCGAGAAGTACAACTCCCTCCAAGAGTACGTTAAGAAGTTAGCCACCTACGGCTACGACGTTGTGAAGGTAGTGACTGAGTTCAAATTTGATACCAAGTCACCTGTGCCTAAGCTGATGTTCCGCGCAGTTCGCCCAGTGAATGAGGACGAGTGGGCAATCGTGCAGAAGCAGTCTGAGTCAAGCGACGCCAAGGCGCACACTGGCAGCCGTCAGTTTGCCAAGCGTGATGACGAAGAAACCTTGAAGGCGAACGACGGTTTCGAGAAGCCTGCTCTTGAGCAGAAGGCTGAAGAAGCTGAGCCAGTTAAGGTATCAAAGAAAAAGGCTGAACCTGTTCAGGCTGATAAGGACGTAGCGTCAATCCTCGATGAGTGGGGCGACGAGTAATGCAGTACCGGAGCCTGACCGACAGAGAGCTGTCGAGAATGGCTCGGGATGCAGCGGACAAATCCGAAGGTACAACAACATCAGTAAGTTCTGAATTATTGAATGAGCTTGCTGATAGATTTGAGCTTTTGGTATTGTCCGCGGTTCGCAGTGGTAATTCCGCTTCGACCGAGCCGCATCCCGATCAGCTGAAACTGTTCTAAAGAGAAAGGGCGGCTAGGGTGAGAGCCCGAAAACGGCAGGCGTAGCCGCTGCCGCCTTACTATTCGCCGAGTGTACACTGAATGAGCCAAGACACAGACTTCCTAACTGCTGTGCTACCAGATGAAGGCACCTATTGCGTAACAGGGATAGACAAAAACGGAACGGCAAAAAACGTTTTCGTTAAAGATATTCACTCAATCGAAGTAGAAGCCCAGAAACTTGTAAGCGAAAAGATCAATGCGTTCTTCGCAATGGCAACTTACAAGGAGGATGAGCATGGGGGATACCGCCGACTACAAGCTAACACCCAATGGCTAAAGTCATTTTGGATAGACGTAGATTGTGGTGAGGGCAAACCGTATAAAAATCAGACTGATGGTCTGATCGCACTGCGCGAGTTCCAAGAAGAAACCAACCTGCCGACTCCGTTCGTCGTGAACTCGGGTAATGGGTTGCACGTCTACTGGCTGCTCAGTGACTATGTTAATCACGAACGTTGGCGTCCTGTCGCACGCAAGCTGAAAGCCGCGTGTAAGAAGTTTGGATTTGACGTCGACCGTTCAGTTATGTCGGACGCTGCGCGTATTCTGCGTATTCCCGGCACCTGTAATTTTAAGAACCCCGACAATCCGAAAGCGGTTGTAGTCGATCAACGCGGCTCAACTATTTCGATTGACGAGTTTGAGGCTTTGCTGGACGACCTCGATCTGCCAGCACAGCGCGTTTCTAAACCGATCAACACCGAAGGGCTGAGCGAAACGGCGAAGGCTTTGATCGGCAACAAGACATCTAAGTTCAGCAAGATTGTTCGCAAGAGCATGAACGACAACGGCTGTAACTTCATCAAGTACATCATCTCTAACCAAGAGAATCTGGAAGAGCCGATGTGGCGAGCCGGGCTGTCTATTGCTTGGGCTTGTGAAGATGCTGAAACAGCCATACATAAGATGTCAAAGAAGCATCCAGACTACGACCCAGACGAAACTCTGGAGAAGGCGAGTCTGACGCTTGGCCCATACACCTGCGAAACCATCAGCGAATTGGCACCCGACGAGTGTGCGGGCTGTACGCAGAAATGTACAAGTCCGATTCAGTTAGGTTCTGAAATCAGACGTGACCCTGCTGGGTTGTTTGATGCGCCTGAAGAAGCGGATGAAGAAGGTGATGGCACCCTGCCTACGCAGGTTGTGCAGAAGGCTTTGTACAAACCGCCGTTCCCATATTTCAGGGCGGCTAACGGAGGAATATACCGTCAGGATGGCAGCGGTGACGACGCTACAGAAGTACCTGTTTACGAGTACGACTTGTACCCAATCAAGCGGGTCCACGATCCGAATGATGGCGAGTCTGTTGTATTCAAACTTCACCTCCCGCAAGACGGCATAAGGGAGTTCACAATACCTTTGAAAAAACTGATGTCAGGCGACTCTTTCCGCGACTTTATGGGCGAACAGGGCGTAGCTGGCACACCGAATCAGATGAAAGAGATTATGAACTATTCAATTAAATTCACTAAGGAACTTCAGAAATTGCAAGCAGCACACGAAGCACGTCTACAGTTCGGCTGGACGACAGATAAAGAGGCGTTCGTTGTTGGCAACCGTGCCTACCGTAAGAACAAACCGCCAGAGCATAACCCAGCATCGAGTACGACTGCGGACTTGATGGACTACTTCACCCCGCAGGGTTCGTTGGAAGAGTGGAAGAAAGCATTCAACGTGCTGAACCGCCCCGGCATGGAGGCACTACAGCTTGCAGCCGGTGCAGGGTTTGGCGCGCCGCTGATGGAGTTCACCGGTCTAGCTGGCTGTACGATCAATCTGATCAGTAACGAATCTGGCACAGGTAAATCAACCGCAGGCTACCTCGCACTCAGCGTGTTTGGTAACCCAAAAGAAACCGCCATGATTGCGGACGACACGCACCTTGCCAAGCTGCACCGCCTCGGTGTGATGAATAACTTGGTGTGCATGTCAGACGAGATGACTAACCTGCCTCCTGACCTGCTGTCGAACATGCTGTACTCAGTATCGCAGGGGCGTGGCAGAAACCGCATGGAGAAGGACGCCAACCGCGAACGCAAGAACATCAGCTCGTGGCGTACCATCTTCCTGACAAATTCAAACGCGTCCATGATGTCTAAGCTGTCTAAGGCTAAGGCACGCCCAGACGGCGAAATGATGCGTCTGTTAGAAATTCACGTCGACCGTGTGTACGTCGAAGACGCAGATATTGAGTTCGAGAAGATCAACAAGAACTACGGTGTTGCGGGCGAAGTGTACGCACAGTGGCTGGTTAACAACCGAGATGACATCCCTGCCCTGTATGACTGGCAGCGTGACCGCCTCTATAAGGCGACCGGCGATAAGCAGATGCAGGAGCGTTTCTGGATTAACAGCTTAGCAGCCGATTTAGGTGGCTTGCGTGCAGCACAGAAACTCGGTTTGCACGACTGGGACTTGGACCACCTAGAAAAGTGGACCGCCAACTACATCATCAATCAGCGTGCTGAAGTGAAGTCTGAGGTTGTCGATGCTGCCAACTTGGTTGGTGAGTTCTTGATGGATCACTCAAACGGCATCCTTGCTGTGGGCAACCACATCAACCCACGCTCAGGCGATAACGTGTGGATGGCATCTCGCAGTGCCAAGCTCGTGGCTCGTTTTGAACTGGAAGATAACCAGATGTTTATCGCCAAGAAGGCGTTCCGCGAATACTGTGTAGACCGTCAGTTTACAGAGTCTGAAGCGCTGAAAGACAGCCAGAAGGAAGGTTCAAGCTACCGCTACATCAAGACCACCAAGAAGCGCATGATGGCTGGCACCACAATCACTACGCCGGGCGTAGACGCACACGTGTTCCAGTGCTCNCCAGAAGAATCAGCTGAGTTGTTCAAGCTGATTCAGGATCAAGCACTAGCAGACGAAGCAGCGGAAGGTGTGCCGCCAGATGCCTAAGTGGGACTTACCAGCGGTGATCGGAGGCATGCGGGTTGGGGACAGTTTCTTCATCCCATGCCTTGAGTGCAAGGACTTAAACAGGAAAATCAATCAGTTAGCTCAAACCTTCGGGATTGAGGTAGAAATAAAATTCAGGACTGAAGAACTGATTAAGGGTTTACGAACTTGGCGAGTACGGTAAAATCGCCGCCAGTGATGCTTCTTATCTCGGACTCGTCCTTTGTCCTCCAGTGTCACTGATCTCTGAAGTGTTAGCCCCTCCTAGTGAGGGGCTTTTTTTCGTCACTCGTAAGCGTACTGTCGCATGCGGGATATTTGAGATGCCAAGCGTGCTTGTAACTCTTGCTCCTGCTCGATCAATCTGCGCTTCTGTTCAGAGCTAATACCGGTTGCGTTGCGATACTGGCGGATGCGCTTGTTGCTGTCCTTCATGGTTTTATCCACGCGGTTCAGCTGACTTTCCAAAGCAATCAGGCGACGGTTGTCTTTCTGGAGTTCAATAACCCCTTCGTAGTCACCCTGCTCAGTACGCTGTTTAATAGAGCCCAGCACCTGTTTAATATCTTCACGGAGAGAGTAGTAGTCTTCCTTGAAGCCAGTGCCACGAGTTCTGCCAAACAGAGCCTTAGCAATCGGGTATTCAGCCAGCTCACGGTCTGTACGCTCCGCGCCAGTAACCGTTTCGTACGCCATGTCAGTCATAGTGAGTGCTGAACTACCCAGCGTACCAAAGTAACCACGCAGCATGTGATCCGCCTTGAGTGGGGAGATGCCGATATAGCCGAACAAACGTGCCAACTGAGAAGTGCTCTCACGGTACTGGTCTTCAGTCAGGCGGTTAGCCATACCCATACCGACAATCGGAGCACCGGTGAACCAGCTGTAGTTCATTGTGACTTCAGCCAGAGGCTTAACAATCTGTGGAGTGATGTTCGGGCCCATGATGGCAGTCATAAACGCGCCACCTAACTCTGTCATCACTTTGCGAGAATCTAAATCGTCACGCAGCATGCCCATTACCGCAGCTTCTGGCAGTGCCTTAGCCAAGAAACCAATATCAGCAGGCATCGGAATCTTGATCGGCGGGTTGCCGTCGCCAGTCGGAATGAGGAAGAACCGAGAGCGTACGTACGCTGGCTGGTTCATGTAGTCATCGTCATCAGCCATAGCAGCTGCGATCAGACCACTGAGCACCGCAATACGTGCGGTAGCGCCCCAGACCATAAGCAGTGCCTTGGTCTTTTCTTCCTGACTCAAACCACGACCGCCGAGGGACTTGAGCATTACGTTCAGACCCTGCATGTACGCGTTTTGGAACGGAATCAGCTGACGCATTACAGACGCCACCGGGCTAGCACCACGACGGTTGAAGTTGATAACTTCGGACGCACGCCAGAAAGCTAGCGTTTCGTCGCCGTTGGTTTCAGTCATGGTCTGGTCGAATACAGCCTTACGCTGTGCAATATCTGATGCTTCCGCGTTGCGTTCACCGAAACGAATCCACCACGCCATCTGGGTTGGGCTTAAATCTTCACCTTCGATAAACTCACGCTCGGTGTTTTCACGAGCATGTTCAGGCTTAACGTCGTACATACCCATGATGCCAAGACGATTCAGCCGCTCATCACCGAAACCACCCGTACGCAAGTCCTGACGAATTTGCCAGTAACTCTTGCCTACCTTAGCTGCGCCCTTGGCTGGGTTCTTCATACCACCAAACACATACGCACGGAACGTATCCTGCTGAATCTGGCTCCAGATGAACTCAGGGGAGAGGGTTACACCCTTACGCAGCCAGTCAGCACCGCCAGCCAGCATACGTAGACCCGGCAGGGTGACAGACTCAGTGCCACGGAAAGCGTAGGCGTCCAGATTGTCCTTCAGCTTGAAGAACTTCAACTTGCCATCATCGCGGTAAGACACGAGATGCTTGCGCTCGTCTTTCGGCACCTGCTCGATATTGGTGTATTCAGCCTCGATGCCGCTCTCTTTAAGCTCACGCATACCACGAATCATCTCGCGGGCTGCATGGTTGCGGATCGTTGCTTGAGCCATCCACATGGACAACTTAGCCATGTTATCAAGGATATTGTTGATTTCTTTCGGAGAGCCACGCAGCTTACGGACTGTGCCAGTACGCATCAGACCAGTGGTGCGCATCTCATAGCCGCCAATTTCTAGATCGCCATCTTCGGCAGACAGTACACGGTTGAACGGCACGTAGCCGAAGGTGTCTTTGAGGTCAGCAACCTGCTCTTTAGACATGAAGCCAGACTTCTGCATAGCGTCCAGAAGGCCATTTTTGTACGCAGTGAACTTCTCATACGCACGTTGGATTTCTGGGTACTCGCGGAACATCTCTTCGCGCTTACGGTTGTTCTTTCTGCGCTCAGCTACTGCTTCAGGCGTCATGCCCGGATACAGGTCGACGATCTTTTCTTCGATGTCCTTAGCCAGCTTACCTTTGCCTGCCGCACGAGCTGCGTCCGCTTTCTTCTGGTACTCGGCGTTTTCACGCTCGATCTGAAGTTCACGTCTAGCCAACAGTGCAGCGTGGACCATCTTGGTAGCTTTTTCCTTGCCTACGCGCTCGCCCAGCTTTGAAACTTCTCTGTACACGTCAGTCAGAGATGGCTGGCCCTTTTCACGCTTGGTCTTCCACAGACCGAACTTCTCGTCGTAGTAGAGGGTGCCGTCACGCATAACCTGAGCTGCCAAGCCTTCAGCGCGGAGCGCTTGTACATAGGCAACCATCGGGTTGATTGAGCCGCTGGTGTTGCGAAGGGCGTTGTTGTACGCCTTCATCACCTTGTCTTCGTACGTAGCGGCAGTGTCCATGAAGTGAACACGGAAGGTATCAATGATGCGGTTCTTGCCACGCACAGTTTCTGCGATGGCGCGGACGATGCCCTTCTTGGTAGCTACCGGAGGAGCAACTTCATTTACTACGTCATCAAACTGGGTAGCCACTTCATCAGTAGCGGCGCCGCCACGAGAGAATGCTGGCTCATCTAGGTACGAGTCATCATTCAGGTCGATAGCGTCCAGATTCTCCTGCGTGCGATCGCGAGGAGTCATAGATCGGAAGAGCGTCGTGTAGGGA